GCTCACGTTCAAGGAGCTGACCAAATGAGCCGCCAGACTCCTGAGATTCTCGACAAGATCGCTGACTTGGTTCTCGCCTATCGCCCGGCTGAGAAAGCGAAGGAACCGCACAAGCGGAAGTCCCGCGCCAAGCCGAAAAAGAAGGCGAGGAAGCCGAAACGCTAACCCGGTGATTCTTATGAGCGCGTGGAGTCATCTATATAGTTCCCATTGGAAATGCAGGATAGAACTACGCTATGGTCATCGGGTGGCGGAGTTCAGTCAGCCGCTATTGCGGTACTGATTCTCACTGGCAAGCTACCTCGACCTGACTATAGCTGTATAGTGGACACCGAGCGCGAGAAGCAGTCTACTTGGGACTATTTGAATAATACCGTCCGGCCCGCGTTTATCGCAGCGGGTTTAGAAATTCATCGCATCCCGAAATCTCAATTCGCAACGGTTGATCTATACGGCAAGAACGGTGATTTACTACTTCCCGTATTCACTAGGCAGAGCGGGGAATTGTCCAAGCTCCCTACTTATTGCTCGAACGAATGGAAGCAGCGCGTGGTTCAGCGATGGGCGCGAAGTATCGGGCTTCGATCTGTTGAGAACTGGATAGGTATATCAGCGGACGAAATATTATGCGCGGCGAAGTGCGATAAGAAAAAGCCCAAGACTGAAGCGGCATCGTTCGCGCACGTATTAGAGTCTCGACTCCCGAACGACGAACAGGTTCACCCTCAGTGTAAAAAGTGTATAATGCGAATAGTAGACGGTAAGAAGTTTCTCGCGGCTCAGCCTGATTGCTCGATACACGGAACGGCCCGCGTTGATCCTGCGGCGGTTAGTTTGCAATCTAGTCTTTCGTCGGTTGGAAAGTAATGTCAAGTGGGCGCAAGTTAAGCAAGTCGCATAATGCGAAGCTACAAGAAGCCGCAGAGAAGGCACGGCCTATAGCCCTTAAGGCTCACAGGGCGAGATTGAAGGCTGACGTGTCATTGGCCGCGCAACGAGCAGCGAGAACTATGAGAGAACGGAGAGAGACGGTGAAGAGACTAGCAGAGAAGCAAGCGGCGATGAAGCAAAGGAATAAGCTATCGGATCAATTAGACTCTTTGGTCGAGAGATATAACGAGCCTAAATCCGTTGCTGCTGAGTCTGCGAAGTCTAAGCGAGTTGAGAGATTGAAATCACAGCCGCGAACCCATAGAGTGAGGCCGGGGCCGAAAGAAGTACCCGATAGTATACAGGATAAGCCGTCAGGGCAAGTCTGCACAGGGTGCGTTACGAGAAGAGATAGCGGGAGAAGCTTTCTCGCGGCGCAACCGGACTGCCCGAAACACGGGCTTGGCTTAGGCGGTGCAAAGCAAGGCGCAGAGCGTAAGTCGGAAGATGTTTCATCGAAGGGGCATCGGCACGGCAATGCGGCGCAGAGAGAGGAGTCGTGAGCGATGTATATTAAATTTGAGAATCACGAGTTCGACTCCGCCTCAAAGTTCTTTCGATGGAGTTTAAGGGCACTTCTAGTCAACGAAGAATCACCACTCGTTACTATACTAATTGTATACGCGATACTATGCGGGTGGCGGGTGGCTCTCGGTTACGCTGTCGTGAACGGGCCAAGGTGAAACGCGACATTAAGATAGTCATAATCCCACTCTGGCTAGTCGTAGTAGTTTGGATGATGAGATGAAAACGACCACGATTAAGCCGCCGTATGATATAAGGATACAGACCGCATCGGCTGACTGGATTCATCACGTTGACGCAGACGGGAAACCAGCGGGCGGAACTTACAACGGGATTCCTTATACCGCCATCGATGAGCTTTTCGAGGAGCGGTAAGTCACGGCAACGTGACTGAATCTTTTCACTATCGCTATCCTTTCTTAGTGTGATAGACTACCGATTGTGAATTGGAGTCGTATCGTTATCTGGCTTGCGATAGAGGGGGCCTGTCTCTTCGTTGCCGGTCTTTGTCTTTTCTATCTATTAGTAATAGTGCCCGGAAAGCGAAGGCGTTGAATTGTCGTGGCAGTGTCCAAGATGCCGTAAGGAAAACCGCGAAGCTTCGGCTGTCTGTCAAAGCTGCGGTCGCGAGCGTCAAGATTCTCCAATAGTAGCCCCGCGTGTAACTAGAACCCCAGAAGATCAAGCCGTAAAACGTTCGAGTAAGAGCAGCGGAAGTAATAAGCAGCCGTTGTAAAAAGCTATGATCGAACTGAACCCAGCGGATATGACGCCAGTGGAGCTAGTTGAGGCTTTCGCTAGCGTGTACAAGATTCACAGCAATGGGAGTATTGCGCGACGGCTCAAAGCTGGAAGCGATGAGATTCTGAGACGGCTAGAACGGGAAGCCGCTATGAGGCCAAGTGAGAACGTGCCTGACCCGCTGCTTTCAACCGAGGCGAGATCGAGACGGGAGAAGGCGCTAGAGCCGTTCAGGCGAATCGCCCGCTCGCTCCGACCCGGCACGGTCTGGACCAACGTGGTTGAGATGCAATCCGAGGACGGGCCGACCGAGCAGTTGACGATTATCAAGGCCGAGCAATGGGCGGCGTTATTGGAGGCGTTCAAATGATAATGATGCTACTGAAAGAGATTTACGAACTAGAGCGGCAGTTAGGGCATCGCAATTACGCGACGGAGCATTCGTTCGCTGAGTGGTTGCAGCATCGAGGGGTGGTATGAATGAATAAGCTTCTCGCCGATTGCATTCGCTTTCTGATCGCTCATCCGCTTGTGAGTCGAATTCGGTTCGACGCGCAGACGGGTTTAACCGATGCGATTGATCCGGCCACGGGCATAGCGGTTCTTAACTCTTGCCGTGAACTCGTGAAAGCAAGACCTGAAGTTGCAGAGATTGTCTGTTGGGTAACTCAAGGCGAGGTGTCGGGAGTTGATTATTGCAATCTTACTATCAAGGACAAGGACGGCGAGCGAATCGACGGCGCGTGGCAAGAGTTCCGTAAAGGCGAAGAGACTTTGACCGAGGCGGAGATTTCCAAGATAGCGGAGAGCGCCGAATGAGACTTAGAATACTGTCTCTCGCTATACTCGTCAGCCTAATCCTTTGGGCCGTTTTATCCGTGAAGGCCAACGCGAATCCTGCCACTAGCGCAAGATTAACCCAATACACGTCCGGCCCTGAAAAGCCTCATAAACAGGCTCCTAGCGCCAGCAATCAACACTCTAGCGAAGGTCAGGAAGTAACCCTTGAAGAGCTAGTTGTCGAAACCCCGCCCGTTAAGAGCGCAAGCGTGTTCCGTCGCATCGGTCACGGCTTCAAGTGGTTAGGCCGCGCTGCCATTGGCGCGGCCTTGTGGATTGGATTGGAAGGTCAGACGAACGAAAGGAATTGGTAAGCGAGTCACGTCACCGTGACTTTTCTAGCTCTTGTCCCAACCTGAGCTTTTTGAATCGAGAAGGGGAGTGAGGAAGGGTGAGATTGAATGAGCACCATAACGGCACCTAGACTCGTTAAGGGACGCAGCGGTTCACTCCCGGCGATTAGCGAAGAGAGGCCAGAAGAGATTGCCGAGGGCGATATGACCAAGGTGGCCGTTTGTATCATCGCGGCGAATCGGCAGCCGAAGGTAAAGTAAGAATGACCGATAAGGAATTCTGGCTTGAGATGACAAAGGTTCTACAGCGAGTTGCCGAATTGCTGTACAAGTGGAAGGTGAGTCACGCGAAGGCTACGCCTTGGCCGAACAGGAAAGAACCGTAAGCGGTCGAGTTTACAGAATTACCGATCTCAGCTTCCCTTCGATTGAAAAGGAGATACTTTCTCGCTTTCCGAGTCACGTTGCCGTGATTAATCCTGCCCGTTAATCCGCTGTTGACAGATAGTATACATATAGTGTACCCTTCGCGGTGAAACAACTACCTGTTGTGCGCTGAGAAAAAGTCAATATGAATTCGCAATCAAACTAACATAGGCCGTCTGGTTAATCGCGCTATCCCGTGGGCGTGCGCGAGCGTCGAGCTTCTAGTAATGCCGCTTCTAGCGAGAAATCGCTGGAGGCGGCTTTGTCGTTTTAGAGCACTATGGTTCCTCAAGAGTGGTTACAACCTAAAGCGCAAGCGCCGAGACTGTTCGACGCTATGATTGATATGTGCGCGGAGGGATTAGGGCCGCTGCCGGAAGTTGAGGAAGTTGACTTACAGCCGATTAACAACTACGTGCCCTACGGAGCGGCGCTTAAGCTTTGGAACACGAAGAATCAGCAGGTGGTAATTTCTGGGCCATCGGAGACCGGGAAAACATTGGCCGCGCTTCGAAAGCTTGACGCTCTAATGTGGCAGTATCCGCGCGCACAGGCAGCTATAGTCCGCAAGACCTATCAGTCTACGATAAGCACCGTGCTTCAAACTTACGAGCGGTTAGTGCTTGGCGAAAACTCTCCGGTCACGAAACAGGGTAAGTCTCGCCCGACGAAGTACGAGTACCCGAACGGCTCTCAAGTGTGGATAGGCGGGATGGATAATCCTACCCGCGTGCTATCGTCCGAACGTGATGTCATTTACGTTAATCAAGCGGAAGAGCTTGATGTAAACGAGTGGGAGACTCTAGCTACTCGCGCGACGGGCCGTGCCGGTGGGATGCCTTACGGTCAGTTGATAGGCGATTGCAATCCGTCCGCGCCTACTCACTGGATTAAGCAGTTCGGAGATGAAGGGCGATTAGAGTTTCTCGAAAGTCGTCACTTGGATAATCCTACGCTTTTCAATCCGCAGACTGGCGCAATCACAGATCAAGGGCGAAGGAGTCTCGCTGTACTTCAAGGGCTGACCGGCGTTCGTAAGAAAAGATACTGCGATGGAATCTGGGCCGCAGCCGAGGGGATGGTTTACGAAGACGTTTGGGACCCTGCTATTCATATCATCGCCCGCCGCGAGATACCCGCCGAGTGGCCGCGCTTCTGGACGGTAGACTTCGGGTATACAAATCCTTTTGCTTGGTCCGCTTGGGCTCAAGACGGAGACGGTAGGCTAATTCGCTATCGAGAGGTTTATCACACGCAGAGAACCGTCGAAGATCATCTAGCGGTCATCCTTGGAACGATGAAGGACGAGCCGAGGCCGCAGGCTATCATTGTTGACCACGACGCAGAGGATCGAGCGACGTTTGAGCAGCATAACACCTATTGCTCTCACTGCAAGCTCGCGATTCGCTCGACCGAGAGAGATAGGCATAGCGGACATACTCTCACTGAATTCAACCTCAGGACCACAGCGGCATACAAGTCTATCTCGCCCGGTATTCAGGCTGTGACCCAGCGACTTAGAAAGGCGGGTGATGATAAACCGCGCTTGATGTATATGCGCGACAGTCTGGTGGAGAGGGATCAAAGGCTGATCGACGCGCGGAAGCCTTGCTGTGCCGAGGAAGAGTATGAGAGCTACGTGTGGCCGAAAGGTTCTGACGGGCGATCGGTTAAGGAAACGCCCGTTGCTGAGAACAACCACGGGCTTGACAAGACTCGCTATCTCGTTTGTTACGTCGATAACGTAGGGCGAGCGGCTAAGAAGATTATGACCGCGTATTAAGTCACGGCACCGTGACGAAAAGTTAAATGGATCACATTCTTTTCAACCCAACAGAGGCGGCAGCGGATGCGATGAAAGCCGCTAAGGAACGTAACGAGATTCCGTTCTCGCGCTACGGCGGAAGCTCTGCGATTCGACTCTTTCAAAGTGAGAGTGAGTGGGATAGTTATTCCGATTCTCTTGGTAAGTACAGGAACACCAAGATTGATTTCGCCAAGGAAGTTGGAAGTCTTGACGATAGCTCCATAGTTGCAGCGGCGATTCGTTGGCTCGGAAAGAATCTCCCGGAGGCTCCGTGGTTAGTCACGAAGACGGATGAAGCTGGTAAGAAAACTAACGTGCTGGATCATCCGTTGTTGGCATTACTGAAGAGGCCGTCGAGGTATTACAGCGGGCAAACTTTATGGAAGAGTTTCGCTGCTAACTGGATTATCAGCGGTAACTTCTATCTCCAAAAGCAAAGAAACGCATTCGGGCAAGTGATAGGCTTGCGCTACTGGCCGTTCTATCAGATTCGCCCGCATTGGCCGGGGATGGTTGGCGGCGGCGGTTGGGCTGGCGGGTACGAAGGCGGTGCTCTTGATTCGAGTAGTAGTGAGTTCGTGGACTACTATCAGGTTAAAGTCGATACCGTTGTTTATCGTATTCCGGTCGAGGACGTTGTTCACTTTCGAGACGGTTTGAATCCAGCGACTCGTTGCGGAATCTCCCCGTTGAATTCAGTGCTACGGGAAATCTACACAGACAACGAGATAGCAAATTACTCCGCTATTACACTGAAGAATCTCGGTGTTGCTCCTTTTGCGGTCGTTCCAAAGGGCGAAGCGGAGCTGTCGGAAGAAAATGCAAAGGTGATCAAGGATACCCTACAGAGATCGATTACCGGGGATAAACGAGGCGGCTTCCCTGTAATGAGTATGGCGATGGAGTTCCCGAATCTCGGAATGAAAGCTAAGGACATGAGCTTGGGAACTATGGGCGGTCGGCCTGAGACGCGGATTCCGGCAGTGATAGGGATCAACGCGATAGTCCTTTATCTTGAGGCCGGACTGGATCGAAGTATTTTCCACAATGTGAGCGAGGCGCGAGAGGAGGCGATTGAGCAATATCTAATGCCTCTTCGTGGTTGCATAGCGGAAGAAATGGAAGCGCAATTACTTCCTGAGTGGGGCGATACTGCTGGACTTTCTATTCGATCAGATTACAGCGAAGTGCGGGCGTTGCAACCGGACGCTGACAAGCTATTCGAGCGTTGGGGCAAGCTATACATTCAAGGCGGCGTAAAGAGATCGAAGCTACTCGCCGAGACTGGCCAGCAATTCGATGAGACGGTGGATAACGTCTACTATATGTCGGCCAACGCAGGGCTGATCACTCCCGAAGAAAGATCGATTAGCGCGCCCGCTGCATCGGTAGACGTAGCGCCGGAAACTAAAGCCGCTCCGAAGTTGACAGCGAGTGGAATGCAGCCTACGCAAGCTGAGATTGACGCTGCGAGTAGTTGGCTTGATGAGGCCGTGCCCGGCGCAAAAGGAATTCTTGAAGCGGAGCCCGTGAATTAGTTAATGCCTGTTTCTCAAATCAAATCGCCGTTTACTTGGTCTGAATCGCGGAGAGTGTATCTCTATCGCTCGAACGGGAGAGTAGTCTCTACTGCAAAGTTACAAGAGTGGGTTGAGACTGCGGTCACACAAGCGAAGTCGAATTTGAGAGGGATAGGGCAAGCGCTGTTGGACGGGGCTATAAACAAGAGCGAGTTCGCGCTGCGATCCGCTAGCGAGATTAGAAATATGCACCGCGCTTTAGGGCTCTTAGCTAACGGTGGGCGTAATCAAATCACCGTTAAGGGATGGGGCCAAATTGGTGGGATTCTCAAGCGTGAGTTGGGCTACTTGCAAAGATTTTCTGCGCTGGTTGACGGCATAGAACTGTCTAGTCTGAGTAGTGCTTTTTTGAATCGAATCGAGAGTTACGGAAACGCTGGACGTTTCACTTACGCTAGCGCGGTACGTGCTCGCGAGATAGCCGCTGGCGGAATGGAAGAGCGAAACGTACTTGGCGGGTCTGGAAAAAGCTGTAGCGATTGCTTAGATGAAGCGGCGATGGAGTGGCAGCCCGTGGGCGTACTATCGGAACCGGGGACAAGACTTTGCGGCCCGGGATGTGCGTGCTCACTGGAATTCCGGGCGGTATCCGCGTCCGGCGAGATAACAAGCGAGGTCGCTTAGTCACGTTGCCGTGACGGGAGCGTTAAGGATTATTCGAATGATTTCTTCCGATGACATCTTCTTAACTCGCAGCGAGGGGAGTCGTAGCGTTGTGATGCCGCATTGTTTTAGACGGAAGTCTCGGACTATATCCTTGATCTGAACTTCCTTAGATTGATGCCAGTATTCGCCGTCCACTTCAATATCTAGATTGAGAGACGGTAGGAAAAAGTCGAGAGAGTAGATATGAATTGTATGCTCCGCGATAAAGGATATGCCCGCCGATTGAAGAGCTTCGCGAACGAGCCGTTCCGGTTCAGTTTCGTGGCGCATCTTTCGGGCGCATTCAGGAGAGCAGTAGATCAGCTTCTTTACCTTGGATGGCGGGCCGGTACGGGCCTTACCGCACAGCCGACAGTGAATCGTCATTGTCAGTTCGTCTGCTTTATACTTGCACTTGTAAGAGCAGAAACGTGCGCTATCCTGACGGAAGGGCCACGTCTTAAACGGAGTGCCGCACTGTTCACAGTCTTTGAACATTCGCGGCCCGTAGACTTCGAGATTCATACACTCATCGGAGCAGTACAGTCTTTGAGAGACTTCGTTTGGGGAGTCTTTGCGGGGCTTCTTTCTTATCAACTTTCCGCATCGCTTACAGGGTCTAAAGGTGTTAATCCCTCGATGCGCCGCGTAGCACGCGCGGTTGCAATACTTTTGCTGTCCTGTGGAATTACTGCGGTGGTAAGTGAATTCTTGCTTACAGTGTTCGCAGGTCGCTGTTCTGGCGCGATGAAGAGGCCAAGGCATCTTGAATCTCCTGACTCTCGATTCTTCCTGACTAGGATTGCGAGGGGCGCACGAGTCAGGTCGTGCTTGTCAGCGACTAGCTAGATCGCTCAAGCCCAACGGTAGTATAGCGCACTTAAGGAGCGTAAACAAATGGAAGACACTCTGACCTACTACGGCGGCGGCGCACTAAAGGCGGTTGATGACAGCGGTACGGTTATCGGTCCGATGGTCACTTTCTACGATGGGTCGCATAAGGATTTAGTTGGCGACTATTTCAAGAAGACGACATATCTTGGTGCGCGAGATGGAGATGGGGTTGACGTGTTGTTTCATCACGGCAAGCCGTTAGCGAAAGGACTGGAGTCCCTATCTCAGCATCTTTTTGCACCCGTAAAGTCTACGAGAGATGAGTTACAGGTGTGGGGTAAGCACGTTCTTGATATGGCTGACGGTTACGAGAGAATGGTTTTCGATCTTGTCAAATCCGGCAAGCTCGGCTGGTCAACTGGGGCCGTGCCGCATCAGGTTATACGTGAGAGCGACGGGGAGTTGAAGCGCTGGCTAGTCGGGGAGACGAGTTACACCCCGGTTCCCTGCGAGCCCTACAATAGAGTTTTGCCGATGAAGTCCTTCGACGAGGAAGGGCTATTGAAGGCTATTTACGATCTAAGCACAATTCAGATGATCAGCGATTACAAGATAGAGATCAAGGCTGCGCCGGTAGCGCCCGAAGTGAAAGCGGAAGAAAAGCCCGCCGTAAAAGTTGACGACGATCCGAAAGAGACGGTCGCTACCAAGTCGATGAAGGGGATATTTGAGGCAGAGCTAGCGGAGCAAAGTCCTACGTTCTGGCAGCTAACTGACATTCTGCGCGACGTGGCGCGAGACGTTGCGAGCGCGGCGGGGACGAGCGATATCACTGGAGTTGTTATTGACGTAAATGCAAAGGTAACCGAGGCCGTGATGGAGTTCGCTAATCGAATCATCCCGGTTATCACTGGGCAGATAAATGATTTCGTTGAGAAGGATGATGAGAATTACTTCTATCTGAAGTCTCAACCAACGGGGACAGTATTCAATTCCTTGATGGACGATAGTGGCAATCCGCGTACTGGATTGCGAATGCAAGAACACTCCGAAACGGTGCTTACTGCCGCGAGAGAGTTGGGAGCGAACGCGACGGCAACCGTCAAAGCGGCTACAGCGTTAGCGCAGCGGTTTGACGGCAAGCAAGACCTTGATATCAAGGCCGGACGTGTATTTAGTGCGACGAATCGGGAGAGGATCAAGAAGCACGCCGATGAGATAGCGGCGGCAAAGGATCAACTTGGAACCGTAGCTTCCTCGTTGATGGACCTGTATGACAAGACTGATCCGATGCCGAAAGAGACGCCTAAGTCGGTCGAGTCTGACGATCTTAACCGCCTCGCCGCAGAGTGGACGAATCAACAGATACTCTACGCGAGCACTGTGTAAGGGAGATAACGATGGCAGACGAAGTAAAACCGTACGAGATTTCAAGCACGATTGACTCGATGGACTTAAAGGCTTCTGGGGACTTCTATCAAGCGAAGTTCGACGAGGCCAAGAAGTTCTACGAGGATCACAATGTTGGCGGCGAGCTGAAGATGACCACGGAAGAGGTCAAGAACTTTCAGCTACGCCAGGAAGAGTTGAAGAAAGCAAAGGAGCGATTCACCGGATTACGTGAGGCCGACGACTCGTTCAAGGCCGCGCGTGACAGCTATCAAAAGATGGTTAGCACGCCCGTCAACGATCTACCTTACGGCGGTGGAAGGGTAGGTGAGGGCGAATACAAATCTCTCGGTCAGATGGTTATCGAGTCTGACAGGTACAAGACTCACGAGAAGGGTAGCGGCTGGAAACAGGTCGAGATGGAGATCGACAATATCTCGCTGAAGTCAATGGACGAGGCTGAGGTAAAGGCTACGATGACCGGGAGTTCTGGGTTCCCGATATTCTCTCCCCGAATGCCCTTGATCGTTCCACTGGCCCAACGCAGGCCAGTAGTAGCAGACCTGATTCCTTCGAGCGAAACAACGTGGCCGTCAATCATCTGGGTTGAAGAGACGACGTTCACGAACGCGGCGGCGACTGTGGCAGAGGGCGGGCCAAAGCCCGAATCGGCGCTGGTGTACACTCAGCGCAATACGCCAGTGCAGAAGATTGCTACGGTGATACCGGCTACAGACGAGCAGATCGAGGACTATCCGCAACTGCGCTCGTTGATCGATGATCGGCTTACGTTGATGCTGAAACTCACGGAAGAGGTTCAGTTACTGACCGGCACCGGCGTATCCCCGCAGCTTCTCGGGTTCTTGCCGAAGCCGGGAGTTGGCTCGATAGCACGCGCGGCTGGTGAGGATAATCCAGACCCGATCCTACGGGCGATGACCGATGTGAACGCGATTACAGGGTTCGCCAACGCATCGGGGATCGTAATCCACCCGTTGAATATGCTGGCAATCCGGTTGCTCCGATCCACGACGGGTGATTACATCTGGGGTCATCCTTCGGTGACCGGGCCGCTGACACTCTGGGGGCTGCCCGTAGTTCAGACCCCGGCAATCACGTTGGGCACCGCGTTGACCGGCGACTTCCAGATGTACAGTCACATTTCTCGCAAGCTCGGTATCCGTATCGCTCTCGGGTATATCAACACGGATTTCACGGATGACATAACTCGGGTGCGTGCTGAGGAGAGACTTTCGCTAGAAATTTATCGAGCGAGTGCCTTCTGCCTTGCAACGAACCTGAATGTTGCGCCGTAGCTCTTCCGCTTGTATCCTCCGTTTAACTTTAGTATAGTTAGTAACGGAGGATACAAGCAATGAAGATATCAAAGTGCGAGTTATGCGGTAAGGAGTTTGAGCATTGGCCTGGAAAGAAGCGGCGATTCTGTTCTCACTCGTGCGCATCAAGCGTCACAAACCGAGAGACTCGGGCTGCCGGTGTACATCTAGGTCGCAACAAGATTGGGTTTACAAGACCCTGTGAAACCTGCGGAGGGGCAGTTTATGTTAAACCGCATCAGGAGAAGAAGGGGCATGGTCGGTATTGTTCCGCGGAGTGCAGGAATCAATGGCAACGCCGAAACACTGTCGCGCAGAAATGTGATTGGTGCGGAACGATTGTTACCAAAAGCCGATCACAGGCTAGCCGTACGCGGTTTTGCTCGTGGGCCTGTCAGGTAGAGGGTCGGTCACGGACCGCGATCGATCGATGGCACAACGGGCGTCGGGTTCGGAAAAACAGTGATGGATACTTGATGGTTTATCAGCCTGACAACGTGAACGCATATAAGGATGGATGGATGATGGAACATCGCTATTTAGTAGAAATACAGTTAGGGCGATTGCTTGAGAAAGACGAACACGTTCACCACGTCAATGCCGTCAGGGATGACAACCGGCCCGAGAATTTAGTGTTACTTTCCGCACGAGAACATCAAGCTGTCACGATGGCTACATACACCGCTCAGCGCAGAGCCAACGAGAAGGAACTTGAGGAATACAGGCGGCACTTTGGCCCGCTTCCCGTCACGGCAACGTGACTTTCGATACTGAAACTTTGGAATGTCTAGGGCTGGCATCGGCTGGCCCTAGACGGAGGAATACGAAGATGGTTACAAACGGTGGATTCCAAACGGTAGGCGGCTCGCCTACTACGATACAGAACGCAGGCGCTCCGACTGACGGAGTAGACGAAGTTCAGGCGCTAGACTCGACAGCGACGGGCGGAAGTTTCGCTATCACGTTCGTCAACCCGTTGTCTGGCGCGAGTCAAAAGACTGCGGCGATTGCGTGGAACGCTACAAAGGCGGCGGTGGAGGCGGCGTTACTTCTACTCTCGAATATGCCAGCTTTGGGCGTGGCCGCTACGGGAGCGGCGACCGTGAACGCGGGGCAAGTAGTGCTGACATTCGGAGGCGTTCTGTCTGGAATGAATGTAGCTCAACTGGTAGTCGATAACGCGCTAGCTACGGGCGGAACCGTAGTAGCCTCGACTACAACGGCGGGAGTGGCAGGGACTGGCAGGGGCGCTCCGAAAGGCGCGTTGCTGATAGATAATACTACCCCTAAGCTCTGGCAGAACTCGAATTCAGAGACTAAGCCGGTCTGGATTAAAGTTGGCACCCAAAGCTAGCTAAGGCGAGGAGTAGCGATGCGAACGTTTCCCAATCGGGCGAATAGGCACACCTTGCTCGCGGCGTTGATCTTCTGCGCGCTGACGCATATAGCATCGAACGCATACGCCGCGAGCCCGCATTTTCCTATCCGTCTTGCCGCACACGGAACAACTTCCGTATCGTCGCCAGCCGTGAAGCTCTTGCGCTCGATGGTGCCTTCCGTGGTCGCCGCCGGTCATCAGCTTCAAGTTCGGCGACGTATCCATCCTTAGGCGGTCAATCCGATCTGGACCGAACGGAGTTATTATGATCTCAAAGAAAGCATTCTTGGTCACCGCTGACGGAAAGGCCGTTGAGGCCGGGCCGACTGTCAGCGGTCGCGTATTGGTCGGGGCTAACTGTGAGATATCGGAAGCGGATATGAAGAAGTACGGACTATCCGCTACCGATCTTGGGATAGACGGCGATGCGCCGCCTGTCGAATCCAAGCCTGCCGTTGCCTCTGATTTTCACGCGCTATCTCAACCGCAACCTATCGCACCCGCCGTGAGTGGAATAGTGAAAGCGGAAGCGCCGGAAGTTGAGTTGGGAAGCGTGAAGCCGAAAAAGAAGTAAGTCGAGTCACGGCAACGCGACGATTTTACTATGGCGATTCCGATTACAGACCCGGCTGCGGCGGTGATTGAGTTTAATCGGCTCGCACTCCCGACCGAGTGTCCAGCGCTGGCCGCTGGGGAAGCTGACCGGATTCTAGCCAAGTACAAACGTGGCTCTCTCTGGGTGGCCAGCACGGTGTACGAGCTTGGGGCTGTAGTGATACCTACCTTGTCAAATCGGAACGGGCATCGGTTTATCGCCGTTCGATACGCGGCAAGGGGTAGCGATCAAAAGAGCGGGACTACTGAGCCGATTTGGGGAACGGGACGCGAGAGTAGTTACACGGACGGCAATGTAGTTTGGCGCGAAGATGGTTGGGATTGGGATGCCGTGCTTTGGGATTTTCGAGGAGCCGCAGAAGAGGCTTGGACTACAAAGGCCGGTCAAGCGACGGGTGATATTGATTTCCAAACGCCTTCAGGGATGTCGGTAAAGGCTAGTCAGTTGAGAGAGCACTGCGAAGCTCAGGCTAAGAGATTCAGAACGGTATCGGTGGCCTAGATGAGTTGCAATGTCGTTCTCAGAGCGTGCCTGTTAGAGCGAATGCAAGCGTCTTCGCTTGGGCTTCTCTCGGAGCGTTGCGCGATTCAACGGCAGGTTTTCGTTGACGACCAAGCGGGCGGGCAGACGCCTGCCGATCCTGATAACCCGTGGCCTACAGTCGCCGGTCAAGAAAGCGCGCCTTGCCGAGTGGACGTGACGAGGATACGCCCGAAAGAAAGATTTTCTGATAATCGACTGACGAGCGCCGGGGATTTCGATGTGAGTTTTGAGGCGGGAACGGACATACGGAACAAGGATCGGATAGCAGTCACTACACTGGCCGGTCGGGTATTCAATATGGTGGGGCCGCGATATGCGACGGATGAAATCTTGAGAGTGATGGCAGCGGATGAAATCGTGTAGGTGCGCAGAGTGATCGTTATGGATGAACAGGCCCGAGCGTTAAGCGACCCTAGCAGCCTGACTACTCAGCAGCTTTGGCGCGAGACGGCTGCGCTGAAGGAGTTGCTAGAAAGCCATATTAAGGCGCTGGAAAAATCAGTAACGGTAGCGCACGAGGATTTAGTTCGAGTGCCGACCGATATTGATAAGCAGATTGGAACTCTAAAAGAGTTACTTGAGAGCAAGATTGAATGCGCCGAGAGCGAGCGGGAGTTAGTCCGAACCGTTATCGAAACCCGGCTTAACGGAAACGATCAGGCCATTGAGCTACTTCAGGCAACCGCTGACAAGTTTCCAGCGCGGATGGATGAAAAGATTGAATCTCTAAGAGGGGTTCATAACGAAAAATTCGAGAGCATTCAGAAGCAGTTCATCGAGCGTGATGTTCGCACAGATCAGACTTCGCGAGATAGCAAGGTGGCCGTTGATGCGGCTCTTCAAGCCGCGAAAGAGGCCGTGGCTGAACAGAATAGATCATCGGCGCTTGCGATTGCGAAGAGCGAGGCGTCAACGGTTAAACAGATAGATCAGATGGGGCTTTTGATTCAAACTGGGAATAAGGCCGTTGATGATAAATTCGATGACATTAAGGAGCGGCTAACACGGATTGAAGGTAAAGGCGAAGGCGGACATCAGGCGTGGGGTTACGTTATTGGAGCGTTTGGATTACTGCTTACTCTCGTGACGCTATTCTTCGCGTTTAGGCGGGCTTAGTGATAGGTCGAACTGAGATTACAAAGAACAACATTGACTCCGTTATCAAAGCGGCGACGGAAAAAGTGCGTCAAGCCTACGAAAAGGCGAGAGTGCAAGCGGAGCAATTGTTACAAGCGAGAGTGCCAGTAGATACCGGAGCGTTGAAGGGATCGACAAGAGCGGAAAGCTTAAGCACGGTCGGTGCACTAGGCGGCTTAGGCGTTGGATTCTCGATGAATAGTTTCGGGAATGAGAGCAGCGGTAAGGCTTACGCTCGATGGGTCAACGGCGGTCATCACGCGGCGAATGGCAATTGGATTCCGGCGCAGCCTTACTTCTCGCAGACGGTAGCCGATGTGCAAGCGGACTTGTCGGGAGACTTGAAGAAAGTGTTTTAGGAAAGTCACGGCAACGTGACTTGGTAATGCAGAATGCCAGACGCGGTTGACTACACTCAGGTAGTAGCGAGCTTTTTGACACAGCGGTTGAAGAACGACCCGACGTTAGACGCGCTGGTTCACGGTAGGATTTACGACAGCGATCTACCGCAAGCGGACAGTGAGGCGGAGAGAGCGGCGCTCTACAACTGTGTAATGTTCAACGCTGACTCGTTTGGACGGGCGGTGCTAGGGAACGGCGATACTATCGTATGGACGCCGGGGGATTTTCGAGTGTTCGGGATCGCGCAGGGTAGATCGTTCCTCCCGTTGGTTCCAATTTCAGCACGGCTCTTTCAATTGCTGCACGGGTTCTTCGGGCCAGTTCCGGGCGGGGGCTATATCAACTCCTGCACTTTTTTGAGAAGTGTCAAAGAGGCTCCTCCGGGAGAGGGCGGATTGACGTTCAGGCATCTAGGTATTTTAGTGCGCATACGCGCTCGGTTGTCGGCTTCGTAGCTAAGGAGAAAAATCACAATGGCGGATCAACCAAGAATTAACGACAGGAGTTTCTTTGGCTTTCAGCCGAACGGGCTCGGCTTCGGCGCTCCAGCGGATCAACAGTTTCCGAGCGTATCGATTATCCCGACAGCGATGGGGACTGTTAAGCCGATAGGGACCACGGGCGAAGAGCATCCGACTGCGGTTCAGCACGGCATAATCGAGTCCGAGCTTGCGGTGACAAGCGGGTCGATGAACTTCGTTGAACTCGGGTACTTACTTGAGGCGTTTCTCGGAACGGTAACGCCTACCACTGTTGGGGTGACGGGCAAGCAGAGGGTGTACACGGTGAGCACTGCGCTGCCGAGATTCTTTACCAATGACTTCGGGGACTCTGTGAGCTTCCAGCGGGCGATAGATTGCTATCTGTCTGACCTTCATCTACACGCGACGATGAACGATACGGCTGTAGACGGTAAGAGCCGGGGGCAGATGATTATCTCGAACCTGCTTACATCCGGTATGTCATTAGCTACGCCTACGCTGGTCGCCCAGAAGACGCCAGACCCGCTGAAGTGCGCGTTGTACATCGACACCTCTCTCGCTAATCTTGACACCGCCGCTTTCCAGCTTCGTGGATTCGTGTTCGATCTGAGCGTGGGCGGTCGTTGGGGCTCGATACACGCGATGAACCCGTCACTTGCTGGAGCTTACGACGGGGTGACCCGGAAGAAGCCGAGTGCTGCCGATGGAATGATCCAGCTTGGGGCGGATGCTACGGGTTGGGCGTGGCTCGCCCGCGCGCTGAACAACACGATAGCCTACGTTCGATGGTCAGTATTTGGTGACGAGATAGCGGCGGGCACTGCCGAGGTTCAGACTGTGACAATGACCGCGACGGCGGGCACTTGGACTCTGACATTCCCGATGTTCGGGGGAAAGACGCTGGTCGGGCTCGCGTGGAATATCACAGCCGCCGCATTGCAAGCTCAGATCAATGGACTGGTCTATCGCGGGGCGAATCTCGTCACCGTCACGCTGGCTGGCGGTGTGTACACGATCACATTCCCCGGCATACTCGGAAACGTAGCAGTGATGGTCGCCAGTTCGGTGGGACTCACGGGCGGCACCGCCGTAGTAGCGACTACGGTTCCGGGGGTAGCGCCGGTCAACTATCTCATTCAGGTTGATATGGCGGTAGCCACGAAGGAATTCCCGAAGGTGTCAGTAGGGCAGGAGGAGATTGATGTAATAGACATTCCTCTGTTCCTGATGAAAACATCCACGTTGGACGGCTACCGTATCACGTTGATAAACGAGACGGCTTCCTATTGACACCCCGCTCCCTAAAGGGAATCGGATTCTTGGATCAGCGGGCCACGGCGTTGACCCTAACCAAAGGCTCTGCCCGAGCCAAAATGTTGATTGCGGCGTTATGATCGCGATGAAGAACAAGGCCACAACCGATACAGCGATGCTCGCGGGTAGCGAGAGACTTCTTTACTCTCATTCCACACGCGGAGCAATCCTGAGAAGTGAACGCGGCGGGTACTTTCCACACTCTTCGTCCGGCACTTTCAGCCTTGGCGGTGAGGGTCGAAAGAAAAGTATTCCACGCGGCGTCACTGATAGACTTTGCAAGGTGATGATTCTTGAGAAGTCCTGCGATGTTCAGGTCTTCAACGGCGATTTCATCAAACTCACGGACCAGTTGAAGACTGAGTTTGTGAAAGAAGTCCTTACGCTGATTCGCGATCTTCAGGTGCTTGCGCGCAAGAATCACCACGGCCTTGCGGCGGTTAGAGCCGCGCAGCTTTTTCTTACTCGCTTTACGTTGTGCAGTCTTCAAGAGGTGCTCAGACTTCCGCAGGTACTTTGGATTCTCAATCTGTTCGCCCGTGCTCAACGTTGCGAAGTTCTCAATCCCGACATCGATACCTACGGAGTCGCCGGTCCTAGGGATGAACCGGCTTTGGGTTTCCTCAACGGCGAAGATAACAAACCATCCGTCCGCTTGTCGCTTAAGGGTGCAGGTTTTGATACGGCCTTCGATTTCCCGACTGAGGCGCAGGCGGCAACTGCCTATTTTGCTCAGCGTCAACTTGTTACCGTCGAGCCTGAAACCAGACTGCGGATAGGTGAAACTGTTGTAGCGATGTTTGGCTTTGAATCGCGGGAAGCCGGGCTTTTGCCCTTTCAAGCACCGCTGAAAGAAAGCGTCATAGGTTCGGCTTACACGGCGCAGTACGTCTTGAGTAATCTGCGAATACAAAGCGGCAACGTCTGCGCGCAACTCTTTAATCTCAGGCAACTGCGCACGCTGATCGTGATAGTTTATCGACTTGCCTTGGGTCTTATAAGCATCGCGTCTTTCTTGGAGCGCCGCATTGTAAAGTTCTCGGCATACATCAAGAGAATCCGACAGAGATTGCTCGAATCGCTTGCTTGGTTTCATCTTAAACTTGTATGCCTTCACAATCCTCATTGTAGCATAAGTGGCTTTTATACTACAGGCTTAATCGCTTTTCCAGCGATGCGATTCCAATCGTTCTCCCTTCAAGAAAGCCTTTTGAGGGTAATCTACGTCTCGGACGGCAAAACGCCGTATATCGCTTCCTGGCGCGATTAAACGGCATTCAGGAGAGGGATTATGAGTGCGAATTCACTAGATAAAACCGCAGATGTAAAGCCTACGACTCCGTTAGTTCCGCCCGTCGCGGCGAAGCCGAAAGAAGAATTTCCGAACAAACGGAAGTACGAAGACGGCACCATCTTCAACCGCCCGATGTCCTTCTTTGAAGGGAAGACGGAGGCGGAAGTAGAAGCGTGGTACACGAGTGGCGGGAGCGAACCGGAGACGGTAGCGCCTTCGATGGCGCTGATCAAAGAAGCTCTCGCTTTTCATAAGACGGAGTTCAGGAAAGAGCCCGTCAAGTAACTGGCCTTATCCGAGGCAAAAGGGGCAGTCCTTCTTTTGGGGCGGGTGTGAGCCCGCCCTTTTGTCACTATAGAAAAGTCACGGCAACGTGACGAGCAAGGAGAAACGTTATGTCCGATGAAGTAGACGAGCAATTAGAAAAGCAGCCGGTCAACGGCGGATTGATGTTCAGTGCGGACGCTTACAGTCTGGATGACTACGCGGGCGAGATCGAGCAGCGATGGTGGACGCCCGACAAGTCTCAGCCGACTCGAAAGGTGAGGCTTGATATTCGGATTCAAGCGTTGAAGTCGGCAGACCTTCGGTTGATCAATAAGAAGGTGAGTGAGCAGCAGCGGGCTGCCGCAGATGTGGAGTTTCAACAGCAACAGCTTTCGCGGTGCAAGCCGCCGCGAGAGTTAGACAGGCTACAGAAGAAACTCGGAGAGATCAGAGAGTCGGATTTCACTGACGATTCAGACGCGAACGTAGTAGAGGGTTACAAGACGGCAGAGGATAAGGCGGAAGAGGCAAGGACGAAGCTTGAGACTCAGATTAAGACGATGCAGGATCAGTGGAAGGCCGATTACAAGAAGATTGGCGATGAGATAGATCGACTGTTAGCCCTTCCGAGTTTCTACGAGATTCTACGCAATGAGTTCTTTGTCAAAGTAATTGACGATCACTCGATAGCGTGGCACGGGCCGAAACTAGACTTCAGTGTGGCTACAAACGACGAGCCGCCGAGTTCGTTCGCTGGTCTGCTCTACACCTACCTTCTGGAGGTAATAAGCGATCAAAAAAAAGTAGGGAAGAGGAGCAATGGATCTCACGGATGATCCAAGCGCCGGGGCTGAACCCGGTCGGTACTGGCCCGCACTGGCTTGGCGAGATGCAGATCGCCTACGAGTTTCATCTATCCGAAAAGCAGATAGAAGAAGAGTGCTCTCTGATGTGGAAGCAGCGCGCTATCACCTTCCTAAAAGGCAAAGCTCGTGGTGAAGAGCAACGCGCAAGGCGGGAGCGGAATAAGAAATAGTCACGTTGCCGTGACGAGGCGAAGCGGAAAGTGTTCGCTTCGCCTTTTTGGTTGAGGATTATGCCAGAAGGTCTGACTGATATCGCTGAAATGCGTACCCTGTTCGTCGCGGACTTGTCTGATTTACAGGCGAAGTCTAAGCAGGCTGAGGAGATCGTTGCTCAGACTACCCGGCAGATGAATGCTACGACTAGCGAGGCCGCTGAGGGGTTTAATTTAATCGGAAGAGCTATTGAATCCCAAGCGGTGCTCATCCGAGAGTCACTAGCCGGAATAGAGCAAGCGGTCGGTAGGCTTGAGACCGTAATAGCCGCAGGATTCGAGTCGCTCACTGAGGAAATGACGACCTCGATGGAGCGCGGGTCATTAGGTGTCCGAGCTTCGTTGGAAGGTATACAGACTACCGCGCAGGCGATAGTCGAAACAACGGCTTCTGGGTTTAACGCGCTAGGCTCTTCAATCGCTGGCTCTATCGAGGCTAGCACCGACCTGGTACAAGGCTCCCTTGAGAAAGTGATCGTATCGAGCCAAGCGACGGTTGAGGCGATTGGCTCAATAAGCGTTCAAGCAGCGGAAACTAGCGGAGCCGTTAGCTCTTCGTTTGCTCCCGCCTCTATAGCCGTAGAGAACCTATCACGTTCTGCCGTTCAGGCGAGTACGGGAGTAGACGTTCTTAAGGCTGCCGTGTTGGAGAATCGCGCGGTTATAGCCACGTGGAATACTGAGATAGTTGAGACGCGCGCGCAGATCATCGCACTAACAAGTCAAATAGAAGTCTACGAAGCTTCACTTGGGCGAAGCGGCCCTATACAGAGTCAAGAGTTAGCTGCGTTACAGGCTATGAAGCTAGAGTTGGCTAACGTTGAGGCTGCTCTGCCAGGACTTATAAATGAGAAGGCTTTACTGAGTGCGGAAACTCAGAAGCTTACCGCTCAGCTAGCGATAGAGAAATTTGCATTACAGCAAGATGCGATCGGAAATACCGAGGCGGCTGTGGCTAGCGACCTGAGTGCGGCTTCGTATATTCGCGGTTCTATCGCGGCTGCAAAGCTGTCCGGCGCTCACGTAGGAGCGGCGCGTTCGCTCGGGGTGCTCAGTACCTTGATGAACACTGCCACTCTTGGGCAGTTCGCGTTTATCATAGCGATAGGCTTGGCGGTCAGTGCCCTTATCAGCTTTTTTCATAAAGGCAAAGATGCTGGCGATGTCACGGATGAGCTTGTCAAGAATGACCTATTACTAGCCGCCGCGTTTGAGCATCTATCCGCCGCTGCTAGTGGAACCAATGAGGTACTAGGTAACCAAGTTGAGCGTTACAGGAGCCTACTACAGATAGACCTCTCCTCTTTAATCACGTCCTACGATGTGGGATTTAAGAAGCTTAACGAAACGATCACTGACCTTGGCGAATCTCAGGCTCGTTTAAGCGAGCATCAGCGTGTGCTAATGCTTGCCGAGCAGTCGAGTACGGACGTTAGGGAGCAAGAGAGAGTAGTCGCTCGCGAGTTCGGAGTTGAATTAGGGGAGCTTAGGGGGTTCATCGACTCGGAGGCTAAGGCCATCGCGGAATCGACTGCTGAGCGTGGCAAACAAGAAGCGGCAACTAATAAGTTGATAGATGCGCTTGTTGTTTATAGAGACGCGAACGGACTTTCAACGCAAGCAATTCTCGATATGGTACAAGCGGCGGGCGCGGGTGAAGTTGCCATCGCTAGACTAGCAGCCGGTATGGACACGGGAGCCGTCGCTGCTTATAGATTCCAGACCGCCTTGAATGCTGCGGCAAAGCCTCCCGAGTTTAATCTAGATGCGACGACTGGCGGGTTGAAGAAGTTATTCGACACGGCGGCAAGCGGAGCATCTATTGCCAGCGCAACGTATAATGATCTAGCCGAGGCG